CTTTAGTTCCAATTGCCATCTTATTTTTTTTTATTTAATTAATTAATTATTTTTTATAAATTTTGTCCCAATTTGTAGTGATAACACCTTCATCATCAGATTCAGAAATAACTATTTCAGCATTTCTTAAATGTTCAGGTCTTGCACCACAAGTAACTTCATCATTAGTTTTAAAATTAATGATCACTTGATTTTTTTTTCTGAACATATAACCAATAGCGTCTGCATTAGCACACAATAATGATTTAATTTTACCAGTAAGATCAATATTTGCAGACATTACTAATTCACCTTTATCATCAACTTGTTTGTCTTTGATATGACCTGATAAAATAATACAGTCTGCTAAACTATCTATAAATTTTAATACTTCAAAGAAAGCTTCTCTGATATATAAATAACCTGCACCGTTAGGTAAACTTAATACATTGTTACCATCATAGTTCTTACCCATAGGCGTGGATTTATATTTTTCAATTGCTAAAGGCATCACCATTTCTTCTAATGCTGTAACAGTATCAATAGTTACATATTTATAAGGTTTTCCAGCATCTTTTACCTTTTTGCCAATAGCAATCAAGTCTTTTAATGAATTTGCTTTAACTTTTAAAGCATCTACATAATCAGAACCATTTTCTAAATCTATTAAAAGATTATCTTCAAGTCCTGCAAATGCAGTTGTTTTACCTGTTTTAGGTTTTGAATAAATTACCAGTCTTTTGGGGTTTACTCTTTCAGCTTTTACTTTTTTACTTGGGAGTGTAATTTCCATTTTTTACTTTTAAATTAAATTATTTAACCATTTTTTATTACTTACTGGTTTTTTCAACATGATTGCTGCTAAATCTCTAACAGTCATTGCACTTAATGGTGCGTCAGTATCAGGATCAATCATTGCATCAAAATCAGGAAATAAATCATTTGTGTCATCAGGAGTTTCTTTTTCAGTAATGAATTTTTCAGGTTTTATTGCTATCAATTCAGATACAGGAATTAAGTATCTTACATGCCCTTGAGCATTAGGCTCAGTGATATCATATTCTTCTTTATAAAAAGGATTACATTTCCATTTATACAATATTCTGTCAGGATCTTCTGACTCAAGTGTAACACTTACAAATTCTGTATATATATCTTCACCTCTTGAGATTTCACTTTCAAAAAATGCTATGTGTAATTCTTGTTTTCCATAAGGTCTGTATGCACACTTAGGAATGTATAACGGATCATTTATCATTAATTTTTCAAAAATCCATGCTTGATCTTTTAATAAATTTGCTGTAGCTATTTTTCTATTGAAAGGTGGTTTAGCATTACCACTTGTACTTATACCCATTTTATCTTGTTTTTAAACCTCTTTCTTGTGTTGCCGGTGATTCCATTTCAACTATTGACATTCTTTCAAATTGAGCTTTGAAAAAACTCATTCTTGTATCACCATTTCTACACTTTAAAAAATGTAGAACTAATGTATTCATATCTTCAATAATGAATCTATCAGGACCATAAAATTTAATTTTCTGTTTAGCTGGTCTATTTATTCCCACAACTAAATCAGCATGCTGTAATAAGGCATCAGCACCAAATATGTCAGATTCTAAAACATAGTTACCATACTTACCATCTTCAGCTCTATCTGGGTGATCAATATTTCTATTAAGTTGACTTAAAACTATAAAAGAAATAGGAAATATCCTTTTTAGTTTAGTCAATGTTTCACCTAAATTATTCAACATGTCACTTTTATCTTTCTCATGTGTATCTTTTTTAAAGAGTAATGAGTGATCAATTGTTATTAAAGTTTTCACAAAAGTTTTAACGCCTTCACTATTAGTATTGGAGTGCTCTTCCATGTATTCCCTAATAGTTTTTTCAAAATCTCTTACTGTACATGGTTCTTCAACTATGTCAATAGGAAACTTAACCTTCTCTTTAGCATATGCAAAGCATCTTTGAAGATCTTCTTGTGTTAATTTACCTTCTGTACTACATAAGTACTTGTAAGGCTTTCCTAACACACTAGAATATTCTCTAATAGCTGAAGATCTAGCAAGCATTTCAAATTGAAATTGTAAAACTCTAAAGTTTTCACCCACATTCAATATAAAAGATTCTCTTACTATTTGTTCTACAATTAATGTTTTACCACTAGCAGGTCTTCCACCAATTACTGTGGTAGTATTCCATTCAATACCACCTGTTCCGGCATCGTTAAACTTTTCCCAAGGTGTCAAAAGACTTTTAATGTTTCCTTCCATTCTACCTTTTAAGTATACTAAGGATTCAGTAAAACCTGTTTTTTGACTATTCCATTTTTTTTTACTTTTTAATGCCATGTTTTAAAATACTTGTATACACTATTTCCAAAAATATGCATGCATGTAACAATTACTTCTATAAATAAGAATGTTACAAATGATATATTTTGAATAAAAGTATTTACTATAAAATATCCTACAATTATTGTAATAACAGTTATTAATACCCTATAAAATTTGTGCATATGTTTATACTACTTTTTCACTAAAATAAGTTTGATCAGCATCTTCTGTTCCATTAATTATAATGTCACAATAATTTGCTAATTCTGAATCAGATTCTCTATCTAAATTTTGTTTTCTGATAAAGTATTGAGATGTCTTCATGTATTTAAAATTTACTCTCTCGTATTCATCTACATACCTTACTGTTGCTTGAATTACAGTATCCCAGCTGAAACTATAAGTTTTAAAAAACCATCTGAAATTATTCTCTAAATTCTTTTTATTTGACCTTGCATATTTACCAGAAGGAAGTTTAAATTTAGGAAAAATTTCTAGATATTCTGTTATCTTTTCATTAAAATTGTTACCCATTAAACTTTTTGATGTATTCTTTTTTGTTGTTTTAAAATACCCATTTATTTCATCTAATAAAGCAAATGCTTTAGCTGTTGGAAGATTTTCTTCATCTAACCAATTATCTGACCTTAATCTTGTAACTTCTAAAGCTATATTAATAAAACCTTCTACAGCAGTTACTTTAGTTCTTATACAGTTTAATAAATAAACTTGATTGGGAGTTATTTTTTGTTTTATAAATAAATTATATATTTCATCCATTACCATTTCATATTAAAGTTGTAATTTTCTTTTAGGGTTTTTGTGATTTTATTAAAAGCATCTTGTGAATCCCACATCCCATTATTATACATAGCACCTATAGGATGCTTAAGAATTATTTTATAATTGTTATCATCAGAAACATACGAACACCAATCTTCAGCTTTTTTACCAAAGTATACATATATTAAACCTGTATTATTATGGTTCAACATATCCATTAAATAAATTATAAAAGGTTCCCATAATTTAAGATGAGATGTTACTGTACCAATTGTGACAGTTAGTGCCGTATTAAGTAATAACACACCTTGATTACTCCAATCTTTTAAGTCATCTTTTCTATCATAACCTGAAGGAAATGTAGTTCTTTCTAACTCATCAATAATGAAATTTAAAGGTGGTAATAATTTATCTTGCCCACTACAAGAAAATGCTATTCCATCAGCAACACCAACTTGAGGATAAGGATCTTGACCAACAAATACAACTTTTAAATCTTCATAAGGACATTCCTCAAAAGCTCTAAATAATTTTTTTAATGTTGGTGTAAATCTTTTTCCATTGTTTGCATCTTCAACAAGATGCTTTAATATATTATCAAATTCACTACTAAATATAAAACCTCTGAGTACTCTATCCCAACCTGAAGGCTTTAATTTCTTAAAAAATTTTTCTTTTATACTTTCTATGTCTATATTTACACTCATAAAAATTAATATTATGATAAAGGTAAAAGAGTTAAAAGATAACGCTAAGTTAAAAATTGAAATTAACAAAGCATATTACATTATGCTTAAAAACACATTATTGTTTTTAATAGAACAAGAATCTAAAATCTCATCTAATGAGGAAGCTGTAGCAACTATTGAAAAAGTATCTGAATTAAAGTATGAAGAGATGACTCAATTTCAAAGATCTTTTTATACTATAACTTTAGCTGTTGCTGAAATTGAAAGCATTGCTGTCAATGACCCTGATTTACATGAGGAAAAAGAGATTCCTGAACCAGGTGAGGAAGGTTATGAAGAACCTAGCCTAGATTAAGGTTGTAATTCATACCAATCTCAATACAAGATTGTATAACACTTGACAATTCATCTTTAGTACATTCAGCAAAAGATTTTGTCAAGTGTTCATCTTTACCATCATCCTTCACTATAAATGACAAACCTGCACTTTCTTTAACTAACTTTTTCATTTCTTCAAAAGTGTATCCGGATTCTTTAGATAATTCACGTATTGAAGCATGAATTTTTGATATTTGAGCGTATGAACCTTTTTCAGTGTCTAAGCTTATAAACATTTCAACTACAGCACCTTCTGGGAGCTTATTAACAAAAGTTTTATATTTTACACCATCTTTTTCTTCTTGGTAAGTAATTTTACCATTCTTTTTTATAAATTTTGCATTGAACATATTTTTTTATTATTTATGTTTATTTTTTAACTAATTTTTTAATGAAATCAATAAAAGTATTATAGTCTTCTATTAATTTTATTATAATATTTAATTCATATATATGTAAGTGATAATCATTATTTTTTACCATATCACTTTCATCACTACTGATTAAAATTGTATTATTAATCAAAATTCTGTAAAAATAATAATCATTATCATTACCAGAGTCTTCTTTAGTTACAAGGACTTTTTCAAAGCCTGCATCTATCATTTCAGTTTCCGTCATTATTAATCAAATTCAGGGTTATTATGATATGTTGTCAGTTTTTCTTTTTTTAAGATGAAAATATTCTTTAAAAATATTTTCTTACGTAACTTATTTTTTTGTTTCATTACAGGTGTTATTTTATCACCTACTCTTACTTTTAATTGTGTATTATACATTTTTCATAAAATTAATGAACAATATTATTCCTACTATTGGAGGCATCACATAAATTATTATGAATACCATTAGTAAACCTAGTTGATACAATCTCATTTTCCAAAGCTTCATTTGTCTTTTTTTTATTTATAATTGATAAAAATTCAGATATTGTTAAACCTTCAGGTATTTGATCAACTGATCCATATTCTTGAATAATATTAAAATATAATTCTTTTACTCTACCCATTATTTTCCTTTTTTTGTTTTACTTTTAATTTTTTTAATTCAGCTGTTAAAACTTTATCTAATAAACCATCAATAACTTCAGTAGGTTGAGTTTCAGTTATTTCACAGTATTCTCTAAATTTTTGTAGAACACCAATATTTTTAATGTTTATGTGAGATTTTAACTTAATTTTGTTTGTCACAATACGATGTTCAAAATCAATAGGGAATAATATAAATAACTCTTTAAGATTTTCTTTAAATCCAGAAGTAGGAAAAGTTAATAAATCATTAAAAGTTCTTTTTACATAATTTATTGAAGAATGATCAATTTGAAAATATTCAGCTAAAACTTCTTCTGTATAAAAGAACTTATGATATAATATATATATTAGATAATTTCTTTTTTCTAAATATACTCTTTTCCTTGTTTTTTGAATTTTAAGTTTTTCCTCAATATAATTAAATATATCTAGACTTTCATAACTCATAGTTATATAGTTAATTCCAGCTCTTCTAATTCTTTTAAAATATTATCTTCTTCATCATGAGGACTAAACCTTGCAAGATCATAATATTCATAAGGGAAAGCTGAAGGTTTTAAATTTATTTCTTTTAATAACACCCCATATTTGTCTTTTTGTATACCCATTCTTACAATCTTAATAGGAGTGTAAAAACTGTTTTTTTTAGGCCAGTCTTCTAAGGGTATTTTATCAGGCTTATTTGAATCATTAATACAGACTAATTTCATTTATTTCTGAATTTATGTTTAAATCAGATAAATCTTTATGCATTTCAAAAATGTTATCAAAATCACCGGAAGCAATCTTATAACTTTTTTTATAATGTGCTAGCATTACACATTGTTCTGCTTGAAGAGCTTCCATCTTACATATTTTGATAACACAAGCCATTACATATAGCATATCATTTGTGTTATCATTTAAAAGTGTTAAATCGTGTGTTTTTTCCAAAACCATTTTTATTCTAATTTAGTCAATTTTTGTCTTAGGATCAAATAATATTTTCATTCCCATTTCATCAATAACATCTACAATTTTTTGAATAGTATTACCATGTTTATCAATAAACAAAGTTTCTGATACTATAAATTTAGATGATTTAAATCTTTCAAGTTTAACTATTAATTTATACACATAACTTTTGAACTCATGTTCTAATTTATTTAGATCATTAAGAGCAGACATCATTTTTGCATATACAAGATTGACTTTAGTTTTATACTCATTTTCAATAAATATAGAATTTTCAAGATTATCAAATTTTACTATAAGATCATATAAACAAGTTATGTCAACTTTTCCAAAACTGTTTAAAGGACCTTTCATGTAATCTTCAACCCAATCTTGGAAAATGTTAAGTTCTTTTTTTATTAACTTTCCATATTTTGACATGTCTTGTAAGTCATCAATATCATTAATAACGCTTGATAATTTTACAAAACCTCTAAGTAAGAAAAGATTGTTGTTGTATTCTTTTGTCATAATGTTATATTATAATTTTTCCATTCTATTTTTGTTTGATCAAACGTTGATAATGCATCAACAACCCATTTTTCATCTACTGTACCTTTATAACAAAGTATGTGTATCATTGCTGTTTCATCAGGATTGAGACGTAAACATCTACCAATTCTTTGAGCAGCTTTTCTTTCATTACCATAAGCATGAAGTATTACACCTTGTCTTAATTCAAATATGTTTATACCTTCACTTAATTGTAAAACACAAGACAAAAGCTTTACTTCACCTGATTGAAACTTTTCTAAGTTTTCATCAGATTTTGGATTTTCACTATGATAACTATGTTTACATAATCTTTCAGCTTGGTCTTGTGTATTAGCAAATATGATAGTTTTAGATTTAATAGCTTGAATAAGTTTTTGAGTATACTTTTCTTTTGATTTGTATCCCATCATTGCTTTCATTCTCATTATTCTGCAAATTGTAGATTCCTTACCATAATTTGCATTTTCTAATCTGTTTGTCCAATAATTATAATTTGCTAATTCAGTAGTATAAAACTTTTTATGTTTACCTGATTCTACATTTTTGTTTACGTTATCTAATTTTAACTCGTGTACTATAATTTTATAGTTATTAAGTATTCCGTCATTTATAGCATCATCCGTTAAATATTCATATTGAATAGGATAATATTGATTCATCAAGATTCCTTTTTCACTCATTTTATTTTTAGGAGGCGTTCCTGTTAAACCTAATATAAGACCATTATAATTTTCTAAAAACTCTTTATGTGAATCTAATAAACTATGTGCTTCATCTAAATATACTATGTCAAAATCTTTAGGATTTGTTTTAGTTAAACTTAAATACGTAACAAAATGAACACTGTTCATTAAATGTGTTTTATTAAATTTTGCAGCTTCATTAATCCATGATTTATATATTGCTTTTTTTGGTCCTACTAATAAAACACGAGTTCCTATTTCTAAATGTTGTTCTAAATGTTTTAAACCAACAAGTGTTTTACCAACACCTGTTGCTAATGCTAAACCAGCTTTTGATTTCCCTTTTACAGCCTTTAGTGCTGCTTCCTGAATTTCTTCTCTTGTCATTTTATTTGGTTTTTAAATATTACAGGACCACCTTTTGTATAAGTGTTATAAATTTCTTTTTGAGATATACATGAAGCAAGTATAAAAAGTAGTGATACTAATAATATTATTTTATTTTTCATTTCTATTATGTTTTAAAAGTTCTAATCTGGAAATAGCTTTTAGATTGGAAAGGTTATCATTATGTTTATTTCCATCAATATGGAAGATGACATAACCTTTAGGGATAATACCATTTGCTTTTTCCCATATGTGTCTAGGTCTACGTTTCCTTTTGTTTTTACTATCCCACAAATGTACACAATCTTTTTTATTGTTTTGTACACCACCTTTCCAGCTTGGATGATTTTTACCTACAAATTGATCTTTCTTAAATTCTGTTTTAGGAGATACTCTTAAACCTTTTAAACCTTTATTCCAAGGTTTATTTCCTTTTATGAACTGACCTTTATTGATATTTTATATTTTATTTATTTAACAATTTCACATAATCTTTCCAGATTTGAGAATTTTCTTTTTTTTCCAACCTGTATATTTCTTTCAAGAGTTGCCATAAATCATCTTTAGAGAACGTACTGTTTATGTATAAACACATGTCATCCATATCAGCAACTACTTGTGTAGATGAATTAATAGATGCTTCAAATACAGGAAATAATACTTCTATACCACTCTCTTTAGCTATTTGTATAACAGATGCTTCAAATGATAATTCAACAGGAACACTTAAATTAGGAGTAACAATATTTATTTCTATTTTGTTACTGAGCCAATGTTCAGATTCACTTAACCTTTTCTTCCCTATTCTAAAACGAGAATCAGCAGTTATGTCATCAAACATTTCTGAATGTATAGCAGGTAAAGTTTCATTGTTGTACATGCTATTGACTACACTAACCCATTCATCAGAAAAATTACCGTACCCACATAATCTTGAATCATGTAGCTCATGGTCATAATTATTAAGAAAATCCATAATAAATGATACATCATTACACTCACGTATAGCATACGATATTTGTATTTCTGATGAACTTCTGTTACGTATAACACGCATTTCATCTAATTCTGCTAACATGTGGTCATATACATACTTAGACTTTCTATTAGGATTTGAATACACTTGAATACCATTCTTGTAAATTGTAAAAGGTTGTCCAGGTAACTCATTACGAGCTATTTTAATTTTATCAGTACTATAGATATACTCACCTTTGAAGAAATAATTATTAAAATTATCAAGTACATTTTGAATAGCATCATTAATTTTGATCACAATTTTTGTATCATAGTTATAGTTATAAGTTTCTTCTACAACACCATTTTCATCTAAGCAATTGCTATATAATTCTCTGATAGCCATCCAAAACTCCCAGTCATAACCTAAATTAACAGCAAATGCTGTTGTAGTTCTAGTTGTAACATGTGATCCTTCATCAGAAAAATCTGTATTTATTACTTGAATTAATGTTTTTTGTTTACCTGTAATAGGGTCTACTTTAACAACTTTATCAAATTTGTATATGTTATTACCAGACTCAATGTAAAATTCCACATTATTTCTTAATAGTATAGCTACTGCATACTTTAATCCTGAGTCAAATTGACCTATTTTAGAATCATCGGTTTTTTTTACTGAATCTCCCATAGTAGTAATATCAATTTCTGATAATATACCATTATTACTAAATATTAATTGATTTTTCATTTTAATACTATATTAAGTTTAACTTATTGATCATATTTCCAAATAAACATTACCCGATCAATTTCTTCTGAATATGTTTGTTCACAATATATATTGAAACCTTCTGCTACAAATGCCCAATTACCTTTTGATATAGTCACCATTTCAGTATTATATTTGTTTATAAAATACTGAGCTGATTTTACATCTGAGACAAATACTGTAGATAAGTAACAATAACCATTTTTATCAAATACATGATATAATTCAAAAAATTCAAATTTGAGCAGTATATTCTGTCTGAATTCAAAATTTGTTACTTTATCAGGAAATTCATTATATATTTCATCATAAGTAAAACCTAATCTACTTTGTGATACACTATTTAGACTACATAGTATTAAAAGTATAGTTAATATTTTTTTCATAATTCTCTTTTTGTTTTAATATGTTCTAATGTTATTTGATACTTCTTATTATCCTTAGTAGTTACTATACCAGTTGGTGTAATACTTTTTACTTCTTTGTATATAGCAGCATGTTCTATTCCTAAAAATTTACAAATAGAATATCTTGTAGCACCTGCTATAATAC